AGCACTTAGTGAAATGTCAACACAGGAAGTATTAAATCTTGCTGCAAAAGGACAACTAGGTAGTTTCAATTATTAAATATAAATAGTTATATACAAGGAAATATAAGATGGCTATTACAAATACAGATTTTCAAAACGTAGCGTTGGCTATTTCTGCTTATGCAGACGAAGCTTACACAACTGAAAAGAAACTAAATTCTTCAGGTATTGTAGGACAACGTGACGATATTAACGCTAACGGCGAATCTTTTATCGGTCAAATGCGTTACTACAAGCCACTTTCGGCTAACATTAACGTTCCATCTTTGTCAAGTGCAACAGATGGTACTTATACTGATATCACAACTGACATTGCAGATTACGTTAAAACTGTTCGTACATTTGGTGCGCAGCAAGTTAATTTGCAAGAAGTAGTTTCACGCCAAGATGGTCTTGCTAAAATTGCTCGTGACTTTGCACAAGTACGCGGTGATGACGAAGGTAATGCTTTGTTGTCTTGCCTTAAAGGTGTAGCACTTAGCGAAGTTACTCTTGGTGACAAAGGTGGTTCAGGCGCAGGTGGTTACATTGCATTTGACACAGATGGCGATGCTGCTAACACTGGTCACTTTGTAGACGTTAACGCTCTTGGTGAATTTGGTGCTGCTGCAACAGGGGCATCTGATCAACGTCCATTGTTTGATTCAACTGCTACAGGCGCTGCTCGCGGTGAGCGGTTGTTTAAAGCTTTGGGAATGGGCTTTAAAGATTATGAGCCAGACTTTATGTATCTCGTAACTTCACCCGAAGTTATGGCTGAAATGCGTGCTGCTAACTTGGTAGACGAAACTCGTGTACAAGATGGCAACCTTGAATTCCAAACCGTATTTGGTGGAAAATTCCGTTTGGTTATGACTCGTGCAAACCAAATGATTTCAGGTGCTGCTTCAGGTGACTTGAATGCTCGCTCAACGAAATGTTCTTTCTTGATTAAACCAGCTTCAATTACTGCTGCTCCTGTGTCTGTTCCAACTCCTGTTGAAGTAGACCGTGATGCGGCTTCTTACACTGGTGGTGGTTCAACTAACATTTGGTATCGTTATGGCTTTATTATGCACCCAATGGGTTATGACTGGTCAGGCGCAACTAACGCATTTGCTACAAACGCAACTTATGCTGCTGCTGCTTCTTGGACTCGTAAAATGAGCGCATTAAACTTGGGCATCTTGCCAATCTTCCACTCATAATAATTTAGGAGGGACTAATGGCTTTAGTTCTAAATACTAATAGTTATGTTGCAGTTGCTGATGCAGAAACTTACTTTGAAACTAGAATTGACGCAGCGTCATGGGATGCTGCTTCTGCTTTGTTAAAAGAAGATGCACTAGTAACAGCTACACAGCTTATAGACAATCGTTCTTGGATTGGTTCTGCTGTTAGTTCTTCCCAAGCTCTTGCATGGCCTCGTAAAAACACTTCTCATTATAATCCTAGATTAAATTTAGAAGTTAAATTTACAGAGTCAGAAATTCCTAATGAAGTTAAAATTGCTGTTTATGAACAGGCATTGCATCTGTTAAACAATGAAGATTTGTTAGCACAAACAACTCAAACCTTTGAAAGCATTTCTATTGGAAGTATTAGTTTATCTGATACAAATGGTGATGTTACAAGAACTTCAATTACACCTAGTATTGTAATTAAACCCTTACGCCACCTTATTCGAAGAGGCGTAGAAGGTATGGGTTCTTCTTGGTGGAGGGCTAACTAATGTCTTTATCAGCAAAAGTAACAGCTGCCGTTAATAAAGCTTTTGATAGAGCAGGAGATCTTGTTAAGACTGCTACACTATCAACTAAAGCAGTTACAAGCTATGATTTTGCTACTGATAATACTGTTAGTACTACTACTTCTGCTACAGTATCGGTTATAATTGAGTCTTCAGAAAGACCTGCAGGGGATGGTTTTAATTATAAAGCTATTTTAAAATCAGGCGTTGATTTATCAGTTTATGATACGCTTACTGTAGGCTCAGTAGTTTATAATATAACAGATCATACTGATAACGACTTTACTATTGAAGCCACTTTGACAAAGGAACCTTAAAATGTTTCACAATATCTTAGCGGATGTTAATAGTGTTTTTGCCTCATCAGCTTGGACAAGTAATAACATAGCAATGTATCCTGAAAATTATCAGGGTTCAATTTCAAACAGTAATGAATTTTGTCGTTTTAATATTCTTCCTAGTGCTTCTGATCATTTAGCTTATGGCGGTGATAAAAGCCTTTCAGGTTTATTAATTGTTAGAATATTTGTTAAAGCAGGTGAGGGACAAACTCGCATTATGCAAATTTCAGATATACTAGACAACTCATTTGAAAATAAAATTTTAACTAATAAGACAGAGTTTGGAAAATCTTATTTGAATGTAGAAGGGCTAGACCCAGCTAATCAGTCGCTTTATAGCGCACAATACATAATACCATTTAAAATATACGGAGAATAACAAATGGCTCATATTTCATCTTTGAGTTCAGGTATTTTTACATACCTAGACTTTCACAACGCGGCACCTGCAGCTTCTGTAGACACTGCTGCTGAGTACGCAGGTTTGTTTGTAACAGCAAACGCTAGTGCTATTTCACGAATTCCATCAGTACGTGAATTCCCTTCAATCGGTACTCCTGCTAACATCGTAAACGTACCTGTTTATGGACAAGCAACTTCTTCTCAGGTGCAAGGTCAGTCTGACGCACCAACACTTGAAGTTACTGTTAACTATATTCCTGATGACATGGATGATTTCCATGCGCTTATCGGAAACCAAGGCGCATTCCGCTTTATGATGTGTTCACAAGCAACTACACTTGCAGCAAGTCTTGACACTGCAAATACAGCGTTGGCTTATGGTAATACAGAATTTTACTTTACAGGTAAAATCGAAGCTATCCTAGTAAATCCTGCGTTGACAGACGCTACAACTGCTACAGTTACTATGTCAACTCAGTCTGATTTCTTCGGACCAGTTACACTACCATAAATTAAAAATACTTTGGAAGCTCCTTGGCGGGGGCTTCCTTAACTTTATTAGAAAGATTTAGTATGACAGACAAACCGTTTAGTAAAACGTTTGTAATGCGAACTACTTTTAGGCATATGCGCCGAAGTGTAGATATTAGTATTCGTAAAAGCTTTGAGCGCTTTCAAGACTTTGATAGTGACTCAGACATTGGAAAAGAAATTATGGAAACACTATCAGTATTACATACGTGCAGAAAAATGCTTGATGACTTTCAAGCAAACAATCCAAATTTATTCACAGAAAAAGATAAGATTAGTTAGGAAAAATATGAAACATTTAGTTGGAAAAGTAATTACTAAAAAATTCCCTTTTATGGGAGATGAAGTTGAAGTTCGTCAGTTGTCAGTTGGTGAAGTTCTTAAAGTTCAAAACATGATTAAAAAGACTTCTAAGAGCAAAGCTGAAGACTCCCAAACAGAACTCCTTCGCGGTGTAATTAAAATTGCTGTAGTAGGCGCTGAAGACTTAAGTAACGAAGAGTTTAGCACTTTTCCTATTGCTGCATTAAACGAATTATCAGAAAATATTCTTGAATTCTCTGGGTTATCCGGTGGAACTTCTGAGGGAAACTAACTCAAGAGGATGAAACTCTTTTTGAAATTGCATATCATTTAAAAATGCCTGTGTATGTTTTAAAAGAAGAAATGCCTTATAATGAACTCCTTAGATGGATAGAATTTTTTCATAAAAGACCAATTGGTTGGCAAGAAGACCAACGCACATATTTACTTTTAAAAGCACAAGGTGTTAAAGAATCTGGAGAAAATTTATTTCCTTCTTTAAAAGCTATAAAAGAAAATACAAACAAAAAGCTATTACAAGAACCTGATAGAGCAGTGCCTAAAGGCGAATTTCTTAAAAAGATGTTAGCTGCTAGAGATGGTGATAATTTAAACTGGAGACAAAAATAATGTCTATCAAAGTAAATATTGATGTAGTTGATTTTGAAAAAGAAATGAGACGTATAGAAGAAGAAGTAGCTAAACTAGCTAGCAATGAAATTGAAGAGCAAATAGATTATGCTACTAATCAGCTTAAAATAGTTACTCCTGTAGATACGGGAGAAGCTAGAAAAGGTTGGCGCAATACAAAACAAAAAGATATAAATGGTTATATCGACGGAACTATAATAAATGAGGTTGAACATATTGTTCCCCTCAATAATGGACATAGTAAACAGGCACCTAAATACTTTATTGAACAAGTACTTGTACGTGTTGGTATACTAACCCCTAATTAATATTTGCCCTCTGATGGCCTCTCTATTATTGAGATAACCATTAGGGGGCAATTTTATTAAGGAGCTACATATGAGTGGAGTAGAAATTAGAGTACGTAGTAATAGTACTCAAGCAAGAAGAGATTTAGGTAAGTTAGAAAAGTCCGTTGGTAATATTGAAACATCTACCAAAAGGCTTCAAAACGCCTTTAATAAAATAGCAATTGGTGCTGCAGCATTTATTAGCCTTAATGCTTTTACAAAAGGAATTACAAGAGCATCTGACTCTATTACTAATATGGAGAATAAAATTGCTCTTGTTACTGGCAGAGGTAGAGAATTAAACTCTACTATGCAAGCTTTAGCGAGAGTATCATCTCAAACACGAGTTTCGTTTAGTACTACTGCAGAAACTTTTAATCGATTTGGATTAGCATTAAGAGGTAGCGGCACTAGCGCAAAAGAACTTTTAGAAGTTACAAGAACAATTAACCAAGCTGTTACTATATCAGGAGCGTCATCTGAGTCTGCTCGAGCAGCTATTGTTCAGTTTGGACAAGGTTTAGCTTCAGGGCAGTTAAGAGGCCAAGAACTTAACTCTGTTTTAGAACAAACACCCCGAATTGCTAGAGCTATTTCTGATGGTATTGGTATTCCTTTTGGTCAACTTAGAGACGCAGCTGCAGAAGGCAAACTAACAACTGAGGCTGTATTAAAAGCTATTCAAAAAGCTGCTCCAGAAATTGCAACAGAATTTTTATTAATTAAAAAGACAGTAGATTCAGTTAGTAATGCATTTAGATTTGAATTACAACGTTCTTTAAGTGTTTTAGCGACAGAAACTGGATGGTCAGAAATGATCATTAATAAATTAGAAAGAATTACTAGAGGATTAAAATCTTTTGCTGATAATGCAAGCTTTTATTTTTATCTTGTTAGATTTGAAGTTGCACTTGCTGCAGTAACTTTAGGAAAACTTTTAGATCCTTTAAAAAATATTTTTAGTGTAGAGTTTAAACCAGAAGAAGCTGCAAAAGCGTTTAAAGAAAGTTTTGAAACTTTTAAACAGTTAATTACTCCTAATATTAAATTTGATTTTCTAGAAGAAAATTCTAAAGGCAATAAAATATTTAATTTTAAAAAATTTTTTGAACAATTTACTTTACCTGAATCTTTTGTTGAATCTTTTAATACTATAGAAACTACAATTAAAACTTTTACAAGTAATATAAAAAACCTATTAAAAATTTTATTCGGAAATAATGAAACTGAAAAAGAAAAAATAATCAATGTTAGTGTTAATGCAAATGAAATAGAGCAGGGACTATTAGATAAGCTTTTTATTAAACTTACTAATTGGAGCGAACTTGTTATTACTTTATTCGAAAAAGTAAGTAGTTATATTTCTCCTGCATTTAACTCTATTACAGAACAAACCAAAAATTTAACAGAATCTTTAACAATTACTTATGACAATTTAGGTGGATTAAGCGGAGGATTGGATAATTTAACCTCTTCAATTGGAAATTATAAAAAAGCTATTTTTGATTTAGCTCAAGATTCTCCTACTGTTCAAGGAATTCAAGATAGTATTTTTGGATTTGACCCTAAAAATTATTCTAAAGAAATACAAGAATTGTCTAAAGATATTAAAAGAAATCTTTTAGGCTATGAAATATTTCCTGATGCAGGAAGCGATCCTTTTGATATTCAAGGTTCTTTAGAATCAGGGTTTAATGTAATTAAAAATAATCCTATGATTGCTGCAGGTATTACAGGCGGGTTAGGTTTGGCTTTAGTATTTCCACAAGCAACTTTTGAAGTTTTAAAGTTAGCTGGAATTGGTTTTGGTTTAGCAGCTGTTAATCTAATAAGCGCAGCTTTTAACAAGGGCTTGCCGATTATACTTACTATTGCAGGTTATCAATTACTTATAAGAGATATTTCAACAGATATCCCTAAACAAGAAGGAATAAGAAATTTCTTTGAGGGTATTGTAATTGATATTAAAGATATTGTTGTAGGAACAGATAGTGCAGGTGCTGCAGGGGTTTTAAATGACCTTTCTATCTTTCTTCAAAAAGTAGGTGAAGGAATTATTGATGGTATATTTGGAACAAATTTAGAATTTGAAAGTAAATTTGCAGAAGCTTTTGTAGGTGCATTATCTTTTGCCTTAGGGTTATCTATGATTGGTTTTAAACCTGCAAAGTCATTTACTACTGCTCTTGCTAGTGCATTATTTGGAGCTTCTTTTGTTAAAGCTGGCAAAGACCTTGTTATGTCTAGTTTAAAAACAATATTTAAAGGACTAGTAATAGGCGAAGTATTTCAGATAGGCTTAGAAAGTGTTGGATTTGAAAAAGAAGTTGCGGATTCTTATGGAAAAGTTTTATCTGGAGCTTTTTCTGCAGGAAGTATTTCTACTGCAGTAGGAACAGCAGTAGGTGGACCTTTAGTTGGCCTTATTGCAGGCATAGTTGGCTCTTTTGTAGGTGGCATTACCGTTGCACTTTTAGATCCTGCAGTAAGATCTGTTTTCTTTGAATTAGGAAAACAAGTTTATGAAGGATTTAAATCAGCTATATTTGGAGATCCAAAAGAAACAGCAGAAGCCTTGTCTAAGTCAATTGATAAGCAAGAAGCTACTCAAGGAACTATAGCTTTAAAACAAATTGAATTAAATGATTTAGAAAATACTTTAAGTTTTTTAAAAAATAATTTAAAAGAAATTAAATCTATAGAACAATCTATTGATCCGGATTTACAAGCAGACACTGCAAAAAGATTAAAAGGTCAGTCTACTGTACTAGAAACAGGTATTTCTAGAACTGTTGATAAGATTTTAGATTTATCTGATGCAATTAATGTTCTACAAAATACTTTAGATCCTGATAACTTAGATGTATCTTTACCTCCTGCTCGTGTTCCGATAAGCCGAAGAGTAGGAAGAAAAAATTCAGGGGGTATGATCATCGGAGAGGGTGGTCCTAAAGATGACAAAATACCTCATATGTTGTCTAATGGTGAGTATGTAATACAAGCTTCTGCAGTTAAAAAGTTTGGCCCTAATTTTATGGATGCTCTAAACAAAGGTCAAATGCCTCAATTTAAAAGCGGAGGGGGTTTAATAAGTGACGCTTCAGGTACAACTCTTGAGGGGTTTAATAGATTAGATGCGTTTGTAAAATCTAATGGTCTTGAAAACACATCTCTCGCAGAGTTTCTTGCTCCAAGACTAGATATACCTGTTGGTGATATGCATGATTATGTTTCAGCACATGCGCCTTATCTTAAAGATTTATTAGATCAACCACTTGGTAATCCTGCAACTCTTAATGAGCTTTATAATATTACAGGTATAAAAACTTTACCTGATATTGAAAGCTTTTTTAAAGGTTCTGGATTTGGAGCGTTGTTAGATGGTTTTATAAAAACTCCTGCTAAAATGATAGAATATCTTCGGGAAGTTGCAAAATCTGTAGATCTAAATATGCCTTTCCTCCCGCAAGATAAATCAGAAGTTCCTCAATTTTTATGGGATTCTACAAAATTTATAGGAGGCACCTTTGATTATTTTGGCAATTTAGCTTCCCAAAAATTTGAAGCTCCTGTTAAAGGTTTTGGTAATTATTTAACAGGACAAAAGCCCATAGATTGGGATAGTGAATTTGCTAAAGCAATGGCTAATGGTTTAATACAAGCCCCAAAAGGTGCTTTATTTGGTAGCGCTGTTGGAGTTGGTGCTTATGGCGTTGAAAGATTATTAGACGTAGTTCGTGGAACTATTGGGTTAGGCAAAGGTATTTATAAAATATTTTCAGGAGTTTCTTCTGGTAGCCTAACTAAATTAGGTGGCGGTCTAGGCCATTTTATAAAAAGCGTAGGCGGTGGTGCGGGTTGGTTGGCTAAATCAATTATAATGAAAGGCCCAGTTGGATTTGGGTTAACACAAGCTAAATATGCTTCTTTAGGTGCAGGAATGTATTTTCTTAGAGGCGCTTTAGAGCACTACATAGGACAAGGCTTATTTAATCCTGAAAAACACATGAGTCAAAAAGATTTTCCACCGCATATGCAAGGAGAAGATTTACCTCCTAGAATGGGTCCATTTGATCAAAGGTCTGCTTTTGAAAGAATTAGAGATAAACTTTCGCTTAAAGCAACACCTGATGGAGGAGGGTTTGACGAGTCAAAAACAATATTAGATAGTTTGCCTTTTAATGATGAATCAATAGAGCAAGTTAGTGGTTATAAAAAATCTGCATTTCAAAAACAATTAGATGCTTATAAAAATAAAATAGCTGATAGATTTGAAAATGACGAAGGTGGATTTTTTTATGATTTTGGTGTTTCAAATCCGTGGAGTAGTATGTTAACTATTGGTGAGGGTGTTACTTATCCAGATGATTTTGGTATTCCTATTCCTTTAATGGAAATGTATACAAAAAAATTAGAGGACACTAATAGTCTTTATGATTTCTTTACTAGTTATAATGTTGGTTTGCACGAAACTAAACACGCGTTAGACTTTTTAGACATATCAATGAAAAATCCAGGACATTGGGTTAAAAGCGGTAGCACTTATGAGCCTGGATTTTATAAAGGACAACTTTATAGTCATTATACAGACATGATGGCTATGATTGATAATAAGGGTGACGTACTAAGTAGTGAAACAAGGGCAAATTTATTTGCAAAAGATATGTCTGTTGCTCCTCCTGATGTTTTAAATGATAGTATTTCTAAGTCTCATGGTAGTTATATTTTAGCATTACATAAAACACTTGATGATGATTTAATGGATAAAGCTGTTTCAATCTTTGATGTTGATAATTACGAAGATTTTATAGAAAAAGTAATTAATTCAAAAAAACAATTAACAAAAGAAATGCCTAGAAATTCTGTAGGTAGAGCTATTGAAACTGGAGCAGATGCAGTTAATTCAATGTTGTTTAAAAATAATAGTTTTATTTTTGATTACTTTAATAGAAAAAATTATATTAAAAAGTTTGCTACAGGAGGTTATGTAACAGGTGAAGGTGGTCCTACTGACGACAAAATTCCTGCTATGCTTTCTAATAAAGAGTTTGTTGTAAATGCAAAACAAACTTCTAAGTTTAGACCTATACTTGAAGCTATAAACAATGGAATGGTTGCAGGATTTTCAAAAGGTATGTCAACAGGTTCTTCTGAAGTAACTCCGTTTACTACACCTTCAAGTGAATCTGAAGTTAAAGGTGTTAAAGGTCTTCAAAAAAGATTTAACGATCTTAATGCAGAAATATTAGCTCTTGACAAGCAGCTTGATTTAGTAAAAAAGAATATTGGTAGAACTGCTGGCGACACAGATTTATTAAATATGAGCTTTAGTGCTGCTATACCAATACAAGCTAAATTAGATGCTGCTGTTTCAGAAAGAACAGAAGTAGAAAAATTATTAGAGCAAGCGTCTAAAAGGACAACCAAAGCTGTAGATGAAACTGCAAAAGCTATTAAAGGGTTAACGCTATCTGCAAAAGAAATGGCATTAGGCGCAACTTTTGCTGAAAACATGAAAACTGATTTTCAAACAGGATTTAGAGAAGCTTTGCAAACTGGCGATTTTATGCAAATTGATTTAATAGATAGTTTTACTAATAATTGGTTAGATTCTTTTAGTGAAGGATTTACTGATAGTTTATTTGGCACTATGGAACAAGATACAGATGGAAAGTATACCTCTACAGGCATGATGGGCCAACTACAACAATTAGGTGGTGGCGCAGCTAGTTTTGGAGGTAAAGCTTCCCCTATGGCTAAAGAAGGCGAAAAACTTACTTCCCCACTCTTTGGTGAAGGTGGTCTTTTTGGTGGCATGATTAATTCTATTAAGACTGGCCTTGGAACTATATTAAGTGGTACAGGTGAAGGAGGGGGATTAAGTACTCTAGTAGATAAGATTGGCCCTTTCTTTGGAGGGTTAGGTGAATCGTTAACACAAGGTCTTACATCACTGTTTAACCCTCAAGGTGGTGGCAGTGGTGGCACGGGAATGCCAATGATGACTGGCAATCCGTGGCTTGATCTCGGAATGATGGCTTTGCCATTTTTATTTAATAATGGTGGGATAGTACCTTCAACTCCTTATT